CGTTCATGCCATTGTGCAACTTTCTCTTCATATGATACATGCAGTTGAGTGCACAAATTTGTCAAACGGGCTAATCTTGCAACTTCTCTCATTTCATCCCGTCTTTGTTCATAAACTTTTGGTCCATGATTAAACCATTCCATCAAAGCTGTGTCAATGTTCATCGCGCAAGCTTCCACCTCAGAAAGAGGCGAATTTTTCTCACGCAAAAAGCAATGAAGCATTTTAAAACATGAATCTTCTGCTAAAGCTCCAACTTCATGCCCTAAATCAGCATGGTAAACTGATTTGCGTTTAAGAAACTCCAGCTGATCAATGGTAATAAAATCAACCATATCACTTTCCTTGTCTGGCATAGTATAAACCTGGCCAAAACGTGCTAAAACTTCCGAACAACTCCTGATATTAAAATCTTCATAGTCAGGAGAAACTGATCCGGCATTATCATCACCATATGTTATCAATGCACATGCCTCACGAAAATCTGTGGCTTTTGGATAAATAGTATAAAAGCAACATCTCATATTCAAACTGTTGCAAATACTATTAAGAACAGCAGTAAGTGGATTACCACTAATATGTCCTCCACTATTTAAACCAATCAAATTGCCATCAAATGCTATCATGGCAAAAACTAAATCTCCTGCCATAGATTTCATAACCTTAATGTCCTTTTCCTTATAACCAGGACACATACTGGCACAATCAATGAGAATCCTCAAACCTGCAAATAAAACTTGAGAAGGCAATTTTTGGTCAAACTTGCTATAATCACCAGCAAGAAATTTCTGATCATTTTTTGAACGCAAATATTTCATAAGCTGATCCCATTCAGGTCCATGAGAATTAATTCCCACAGCACATTCAGACTTAAGTGGATTCATCATCAAAACTCGTACCAAAGGCAAAAAATATCTACGAACTAAAAAGGTTAAAGCAATTGAATTTCCGTAAAAAATACGGCACTTTTCTTTTGCTAAGATCTCATCCTTCTTACAAGCTTTAGCTATAGGATAAGCTCGCTCACCACTCAAATAACAAGCTTCACAACGCGCAATTTCTTCAAGCACATAATCCTTGAATTTTCTATCCAACAATCCATCATTGTCGAACACATCAACATCAAGCATGTGCTCGCTCTTTGGTCCTGTCAAAGGGAAACCTATAGACGTTCCAATTTTGATGGCATCCATGAACTTGACACCTGGAACACCATTAATGTTGTCCTTGTCATTCATAGGA